CAAAGTTATGGTGCTGAATTTGGCGCAAGAGTTGAATCTCAACTAGAAGCTTCTAAAATTGCTTTGCAAAAAGCAATGGAGGAAGGCGAATCTGAAAAGATAGCAGAGGCTCAATCAATATTGGCTGCTGCTTCTGCGGATAAGGTGGCTTTTGATCAGTATCAAGGACAACTTCAAAGATACAATCGAGAAATGGAACAATACAATGCAGAGCAACAAGCGTATATTCAAGAACAAAGAATAAGTGCACAACAGCAGAACCAAAATGCTTCTCAACCTGTTTATCAACAGCCTTCACAAAAAGCACAAAGTTGGGCTAATGATAATACTTGGTTTGGGCAAGACCCAGTTATGACCAATGTTGCAATTGCTGTTCACGAACAATTGGCACAAGAAGGATTTGACACAGAGTCAGAGGACTATTACTCTGAGATTAATAAACGAATGAGGCAAGAATTGCCTAACAAGTTTCAAGATAACGTGGAAGCTGATGGAAAACCCGTCCAAACCGTCGCTTCACCATCACGCAGTAACTCAAATGGGCGCAGGAAAAATCGTAATCAGGTAGAGTTGACACCTAGCGAGCAGCAGTTAGCTAAACGTCTAGGAGTTTCTTTCAAAGATTATGCAGTTCACAAAGCGAGGTTAGATAACTCATGAATGATAAAGTTGAAATCGAAGAAAACGTTGAAATTGACAGAACTTCTCGAAGTTCAGAAACACGCGAGACTCAAGAGGCTAGACGCCCTTGGGAACCGCCATCTCTTTTGAAAACCCCGGAGCCTCCTCCAGGAATGCGATACCGTTGGGTTCGTACCGATGTAAGAGGCCAGGAAGATCGAAAGAATGTCATGCAACGATTTAGAGAAGGATGGGAGCCTGTCAAACCGGAAGAAATTCCAGAATTTGATGTGCCAACCATTGATCACGGTAAACACGCAGGTGTTGTTGGGATTGGTGGACTCATGCTTTGTAAGATTGATGATTCAATTGCCGAAGAAAGAAATCGGTATTTTGAACAAAAAACAACCAATCAAATGAATGCAGTTGATAATGACCTTATGCGTGAAGAACATCCTGCAATGCCAATTACAAACAATCGGCAATCCAGGGTTACTTTTGGTGGTAACTCTAAGAAGTAATGAAATATCGTTATTATTTAGAGCTACTGAATTTTAATCTCGTGATCGGAGAAGTTAATTATGGCAAATAAAGACGCCGCATTTGGTTTGCGTCCAGCCAAGCATGTTAGCGGTTCACCGTTCAACGGAGGTCAATCTAGATATAGAATTACGACTAGTGCGACAGCTTACTCTACGAAGATTTACATGGGTGACATTGTGACTCAAGGAACAGGAGGTACGATTACTCGTATCGCTCGTGCCGATGGTGGTGGTGCTACAAGCGCTATTATCCTTGGTGTGTTCAATGGTTGTTACTACACTGACCCTACTACAAGTAAACCAACGTGGAGCAATCATTGGCCAGGTAATGCTGCCACTGATGCAGTTGGCTTTATCATTGACGACCCTTACGTCGTTTTTGAAGTACAAGCTGATGCTGCTATGCCAATCGCTGATCTTTTTGGTAACTTTGACATTGTGGATCAATCCACAGTTGGAGATACCACAAGTGGTCGTTCTAATGTTGAGCTTGATGTGTCAACTGGTGCTACTACAGCATCTTTGCCACTGAAAGCAATCGGTATATCTACAGACCCTCAGAACTCCGACGTCGCAACTGCAAACACCAATGTGCTTTGTTTAATACAGAACCATCTGTATAGACAGGCTCAAGTTGGTCTAGCATAAAGGAGATATAACTAATGGCTATTTCAAGAGCACAGCTCACTAAAGAACTAGAACCTGGTTTAAATGCTCTTTTCGGCATGGAGTATTCTCGTTATGAGAATGAACACGAGGAAATTTTTGAAGCTGAAAACTCAGACAGAGCTTTTGAAGAAGAAGTTCTTATTTCAGGTTTCGGAAATGCCCCCGTGAAGCGTGAGGGAGATGGTGTTGAGTTTGACACAGCCTATGAAGGCTTTACTGCTCGTTACACCCATGAAACTATTGCACTTGCATTTGCATTAACAGAAGAAGCTGTAGAGGATAACCTCTATGACAGACTTGGTGCTCGTTATACTAAAGCATTAGCTAGAAGTATGGCACACACTAAGCAAGTCAAAGCTGCTAATGTTTTAAACAATGCATTTAGCTCTAGTTACACGGGTGGAGATGGAGTATCACTGGTAAACAGTGCACATACTCTTGCGGGTGGAGGAACTTACTCAAACACACCTAGTACCCAAGTTGACTTGAACGAAACGTCACTTGAAGATGCGTTAATTACTATTTCAACTTTTGTTGATGATCGTAACTTAACACTAGCACTTCAGGGGATGAAGCTAATCGTGCCACCACAACTTCAATTCGTAGCAGATCGCTTGCTCGAAACTCCAGGCCGTGTTGGAACAGCTGACAACGATATTAATGCAATCAAAAATATGGGAATGATTCCTGAAGGCTATGCCGTCAATCATTTCCTAACTGATACTGATGCATTTTTTATCTTGACTGACTGCCCAGACGGAATGAAGCATTTCGTGCGAACGCCTATAAGCACAAACATGGAAGGTGATTTTGACACCGGAAATGTTCGCTTTAAGGCTAGAGAGCGATACAGCTTCGGTTGGAGCAACCCTCGTGGCATTTATGGCTCACAAGGCGCTTAACCAGTGAAATGGAACCTCGCCGGGGGTTTCTTACTCAACCCGGCACACTTTTCTAGGGTAAACTTGTCCTACAGACTGACCTAGCAGACAATGCCAAGACGGTAGGACTTATTAAGGAGACTTAATTATGGCAAAATCAACCTTTTCAGGACCAGTACAATCATTGGCTGGTTTTATTTCGGCAGGGAACGCTAACGTAGTTAGCCTAACTGCTGACACAACTTTGACTGTTGCAGCACACGCTGGAAAAGTCATAGTAACTAATGACGCAGACGGTAAATTTACTTTGCCTTCTATTGTCGCAACCACACCTGGTGCGGACGATGATCCAAATCAGCTAAACAATTTAGGTGCTACTTTTACATTTGTTGTTGTTACAGCAGCTACAGATATGGACATCTTAACCGATGGAACCGATAAATTTGTTGGTGGTACTTACACAGGTGTAACTGACGCTACGGGTAAAACTTTTATTTCTGGTGCAAGTAACGATGTTATCACTATGAATGGAAGCACTAAAGGCGGACTAGCAGGCAGTATAGTTAAATGTACTGCGATAGCTTCTGCTAAGTATGCGGTGGAAGGAATCATACTTGGTTCGGGAACACTAGTTACTCCATTCGCTGACGCATAAGGAGGTGACGCATGGCTAATACAGTCACAGGTCCCACTAATCAGTTTGACGGAGAAAAAACACTTATTGTTTATGCTTCAGTTTTATCAGATGGAAGTGCAAGCAGTACGACCTTGGTTGATGTTTCAGGATTGAATGCTGCTCCTGACGGAACCGCTTGTTCGACAGTTACCTTAAAAAAGATTTGGTACACTGTAAGCGGTGCACCCGATGCGCCTGCTTCTCTAGATTGGGACGCAACCACGGATGTTACTTTTCTAACATTGTCTTATGACAATTCGTTTGATTTTAGTGGCTTTGGCGGTTTGTCCAATACTAAAGCATCTGGTTACTCAGGCGATGTACTTTTTGTTATTCCATCGACATCTGATGCCGGGAATGAATACACCGTTTGGTGTGAGTTCACTAAGAACTACTAAGAAGAATGGCTACTTCTGGATCAAGAGATTTTCAGCCTAATGTTGCTGAATGGATCGAAGAAGCCTACGAACGATGTGGGCTGGAAATGCGTACTGCTTATGACGCAAGAACAGCTCGCCGTTCGTTAAATATTCTTTTTGCAGACTGGGCAAACAGAGGACTAAACCAGTGGACAATCAATAATGTCAGTCAGACATTAACCGAAGGCACTGAGTCTTACAGTTTAAACAATTATGTTGCAGATGTTCTCGATGTGGTTTTGAGAAGAACCGAAAGCGGAGTAACCACTGATTATCAAATGAATCAGATAGGTCGTTCTGAATATTGGAACATTCCAAACAAATCAAACAAAGCTAGGCCTACACAGTATTTTTTAGACAAACAAGAAACGCCTAAGATATATCTTTGGCCAGCACCAGAGAACAGCACAGATATTATTAAAATGAATCAAATTTTGAGAATAGAAGATGCAGATGCTTCAGCAAATGATGTCCAGGTTCCTTTTCGGTTTTATCCATGTTTGGTTGCTGGGCTTGCATATTATATATCTCAAAAAAGAGCGCCAGAAAGAATGGAAGCACTAAAAGCAATGTACGAAGATGAGTTTGCCAGGGCATTGGCTCAAGATGAAAGTCGTGCATCGTTGATGGTAAAACCAAACATGCGTTCTTATGGATACTAAACATGTCTTATGCTTCAGGCAAATATGCATACGGAATTTGTGACCGATGTGGTTTTAAATACCCACTTGGACAGTTACACAAAGAATGGAATAATTTAAAAACATGTCCGGAATGTTTTGAATCCAAAAGCCCACAATTAGATCCATTGCCTCATGTGGTTGACCCACAAGCACTTTATGACCCAAGGCCTGATACAGTTACAGATACTGCTGCGCTTGGAGTAATTACAACAAATACAATTTCAGAGTTTGATTCCAAAGGAGTTTATCTAGGGACCGGAGGAATGACCACAACGAATGATCCTATTGGCACTGATTTTGAAGGTCTTGAAGCAACTGGCGAAATTGGTACCATAACAGCAGGAGGCTCATAATGGCTTTTACTTATGCAACATTAAAAACAGCAATCCAGGATTACATGGAGAATGACGAAACGACATTTACCAACAACCTAGATAATTTTATAAAAATTACCGAAGAAGACATTTTAAAAAATGTTGAATTAAATTATTTTAAGAAAAACGTTACAGGCACAGCCGCATCTGGTAATGCTTATTTATCAATGCCTACAGATTTTTTAGCACCGTTTAGTTTGGCTGTAATCAACTCCAGTGTTTACACTTATCTATTATTAAAACACCCGTCTTTTATTAGAGACTATACCCCTAATGCTTCAACCACTGGTGCTCCTGTATATTATGGAGAGTTTGACAATACGACTTTTATTCTAGCGCCAACGCCGGATGCAAATTATACATTTGAGTTGCATTACTTTTACAGGCCAGATTCTTTAACGGCTGGAGCTTCAGACGGAACCACTTACTTATCAACCAATGCGCCCAATGTGTTATTGGCAGGATCTTTACTACAGGCCGCATTATTCATGAAATTAGAACAAGCAGAAATTGGCACTTACAAACAAAATTACGACAAAGAAATGATGCAGTTTAAAATTTGGGCAGAAGGCAGAA